ATGCAAGCTTTATTTTTGGAGGGTGGCTTTTACCCACCCGGTAAACCAAATCCGAAAAGTATCCCAATCGATTTCTGCAATAGCCTGCATCTGGTGACCCTCGGGAAGGGGCATTGAGATGTAGGTTCTAACTCGCCACGGTTTCTTGTTCTGTCTATAAATAAGAACAGGAATTGCATTGTCTCGTTTTGCAGACGTCTCACATTGCTTCCACCAAGTATTGACACTAAGTGTCTCTTGCCGTTTAACTTCGACTGAGAGACCATAACAACCAATAAGATCAGAACCCCCAATAGCTGTCTGTATCTGATTCCTCTGGATGGTCGACATACCCTGAAGACACTCTTCTCTCGTATAACCTAATTCCGTCATTGCGAGGTAGATACAATAGTTCATTGCATCTGCAACCTCGCGCTCTCCCGTCTTCCCCTTGTTGACAATGTGAATCATTTGCGGGGTCCCCTATGCTGTAGCTTGTGTTTTTGATAGCCCCTTGGGGCGGCTGCGGGGCGGCTGTAGCGAGTTCAAATAGCTTGCCGCCGCCAGTGTATCGGGGGCTTTCTCAGTGGCTGTACAGCCATTTAAATTGGTTTCCCTTTAACCGTCAGCTGGTGACCTTTATTAAATTCGAATTCTTTTATAACTACATTTGGTTCTGTCAACTTAAGATATGTCTCCCAACTTATTGCTCCAATATCCCATAGAATACGTTGTGCCTCCTTAATATACCATTCATAGTTTATGTCGGTAGGGAGAGAGTCTGGAAGTACCATTAGTTCCCGAGCTCCGTCAGAACGAGGTACTTTGTTACCTGAAATAACATAGACTAATTCCCCCTCGACTCCCGTTGCATAATACCATCTAATAGCGCGACCGATATATTCGTTCCCTGCGGGCTGAACCCTCGCAGCGCCCCCGCGTACATTGCGGACACTGACAAACTTCGTTATATCTACACAAGCCCGGATTGTGGTTTCCAATGGAATTCCCTTAATGAGATAATCAATCACCGCATCTAAACAGACAGTTGCCGTCGGATTCTTATGCAGTTTCTGTTCAGGTTGTTCGGGTTTCGCATAAGCTCCCTTAGATTTGGTTTTTCCATCCATTTTGATTGCGATGTAGTTATTAACGTCTCTGGAATAGAGAGCTTTGAACTCAGATCCCTCAGTTTCAAAACGAGTATCAAATTCCCAGGTCTTAACGATCTCATTCATTTTGGCTTGAAGAGGGCGAGGACACTTAATCACAATACCATCTGTGTTGGCGCTGACAACACGAATCCCCGCAAGCTCCAGACGTTCGATCAGAAGTAGAAGACTTAACTGGCCTGTAAGTGTAACCTGGAATAACAAATCAGGCGAATAGATAATAGAGTGCATGTTACCCAGCTTGCCGAACGTTCCATTGACTACGATCTTCAAAGACTCAGCGACAGCTTTATTTCCTGCTCGCTTTGCCTCAAGTCGTTTGTTGACAATGGATCGATATACAGTAAGAAACGCATCGCCCATATGTTGTGGTGTCAGTCCAAGATTCAGAATGATGAATGGATAATAAGATGTCACATCTTTATCTAACAGTATAAAATCATTATCGCTCACGTGAGCAGCAGTCTGTTCGGAGCTGTGTAGACCTCCAATTCCCATACGATACACGGAACCATTCATTTCTATTGGAAGTTCTTTAATCTCTTTCGGCATTGCGATCGAGCCGGTATAGTCGACAATGAACTCGGCGTTTGCAACAACATTCAAAGCATATTTCATTAAGTCCGATTGGAAGTTAAGATAATAAGGAACCTTATATTTATAGATTGTACCGACTTCAACTTTAGGTCTGGTTGGGAAGCGCCCTGTAATTCTTTTGAGTTCTTTATTGATGACAGCTTCTGCAATTTGTGCGTCAGATTTCGAACGCAGATCTACGTTGAACTCATTGCTCAATTCGTAACGTAGTTCGATCTGTTCCTTCAGGCATTCACGAAGGAGTTGGGTGTTGAGAGTATCGTTTACGCAATACCAACGAACAATGATAATCTGATCTTCGCTTAGAACAGTATCCGGATGGAATGGAAGATCTTGCATCTTTTTTGCATGGAGTCTTCCAGCATATGTTTTCAGACTTGCGAACAGCGGAGCAACTTCGATTAAGTCGATATGATTAACACCGAACTTCTTAATCCTATATCTATGATGAATCTCATAAGGACTTACATTAAGTTTGATTAGAGCATCCGAGATCTCTTTTACGAATTCGGTCGATAAGCCTTCACAGACACAATAACAGATTGTCAGATCGTACGAGATAGAATTGAATCCGATCGTAAGACAATTCGCCATGATCCAACGCAACCCGTGTTTATATTCGGATTGCGTAGAATCTAGATAGAATACTTTACCCGAAACCACATGGGTAAACACTGCGAGGAAATAGTTCGAGAATACTTCTACGTCGACTATAAGTTCTTCTTGCTTTACAGAGATGTCAAGCAGTTCTTCATAGGTCAATAGCTGGACGGGAAATGCTCGGGCTTCTTCAAGTCCGGGCAAATGATCGAGCCAAGTTTGTTCAGGAGGAGTACGCTTCTCCCGTTGGATCTTTTCCTTCGGGGGCGGTGGCGTGTCATCCCAAAAGAGACCCTCGACGGGATTGCGCGGCATCTTAGCCCAGTACTGTCCGGGTTGCGTCCTTCAGCTCTTGAACTGCTTTCGAGTATTCTTCTTTGGACATATCGTATGCTTGATGTGCCCGTTCCAAGGCTCGTTCATCCGCAGCAAATTTCTTTCGAGCTGCAATTAGATTGTCCTGGATAGTTCCGAGATCAACTGACTTGGTCTTGAGTGCCATTGCATCCTCCGTTTGGTTGATAAGTGACTCTATGTACCCACAGTTACATATTTTCTTATTTGTCATTATCCACGCATACCAACAATCGCACCACGCAGATTATCTCCAAAGAATAGAATGGGTTGTGGATAACGTGTGAAATCTGCTGTCTCCGCAACTCCCTCGAGCAGACGAAGCATTTTAATCTGATAGATTCCACCAATGCCTAGACCGTTCACTTCGTAACTGGCACCAGTCTCGTCATCTATATGTGTTCTGAGAACCCCGTCTTTAATATGGATGCGAGTTAGATCATCTGAGAAAGCAGTTAGATTATCTAGAGCTGGAAATAACCGAGGATCAACCGGAACTGGATCACATCTATGATCTAACACCTTACTGATGTCGGGCCACTCTGTGACGTAGAGTTGAGTACGAATCCATCTACCACCCGGGTAATGAAAAGTGACAGAGTTATTATCAAGTTGGAGATGAGATGGGGGTTCCCCAACTCGGATCACTTCTTTAACTGCCGACCCTGGAATGTTAACCACAAATGGGATGTCGATCGCAAGCCAATATTCAATCACGCAGACGTTATTCGTTGCGAAAGCAGATTGACCACGCAATAGAATACCATTAGTCCAAGGACGGGATGCATCGTTGCCAACGAACGTACTGATCTTATCGAATGCTCTAAATAGTGCTGCGCCATCAATCTGAACAATCTCGCCCGACGGCTCAGGATGTGTTGCATCCGTATCCACGGTTTCGATAAAGGCTTTGAAGTTACCACTCTGTACACGAAGACGTTTCTTCTCAGTCAGAGTGAGAACAACTTCCTCTTCACAGTTGGAGATTGCACGGACCAATGTCTCAGCCTTTGGTACGCATTCCAAGTCCAATGCAATGGGACTGCAGATGGCTAGGTTACCATTGAATGATCGAACAGTTCCTTTTTCAATACGGAAGTGAGTCATTGCGGGAACAAAATCTTTCTTCGCAACGGCACCTTGTACGAAGCGAAGTTCCTTTAACATCTAAAATAGCTCCCTTACTCTACCTTTGTAGATGCCGCCGTTAACTGCGTCGACCATAGCGTTTATAACACCATACGACCACAGATTGTAAGCTGCGCGAGACTCATAAACGGTGGACAACCGTTCGTAGGTGAAACCCATATCCTCAAGGTGCTTGAAGATAACATCTTGCTCGATCGGAGACAGTGTAGTGGCGTGCTGACCAGCGTCGTGTCGTTGTGGACTCTTTGATGAGACGTTGACTGGACCCCATTGTGGTGTCTGGATACCACCGAACGCAGCAGTCTGCACCCAGGAGGATGAGTCGCAACTATACCAAGGATATGCTTCCATAATTGGAATGGAGGTGATTCCGAATCCGTGTACTTTGAGGCGTGGACGACCACTGCCATCGACTAGATATCTATCCCAAATTCTGTCGAGCCATTTCATAAGCTGCGTCGAAGAGCTTCCGACCATACCACCTAGAGTGATGTAGTCGTAGTTCTGAACGTAGTGTTCGAGGTAACGTTCATCTTCGCCCGCGTGGAAGCAAGGCAACGGACGGACGCCTCTAGCTTCCATTTCGCACTGGTTACGATATGTCTGAAGTGGGTCACCAATGCCGTCAAGTACGGATGCCATTACGATTCCGTCTTCGACACGTATGATATCTAGATTGCGTTTGATGTACTCGCAATATTCGGCAACCGAAAGATCTACCTTGAGCGTATAGGCAGAGAACGCTCCTGAGTCAAGAAACACCCGTACCTTATCTTCGCGCATGGCGTCGACAAACTTTTGCTTCCCGACGTAATGATATGATTCCAGAATGTGCGGGACGGCATCAACTAACCGTTTCTCATTGTCAGTCAAATTCTGATAGCGACCGGAGTTACCTCCAGCACGATATCCGTTGGTGTAAATGGCGGCTAAATAAATATGCATCAGATCTGCTTCGGAGGTTCCTTACTTACAGACAATGCAACCACAGGGTGAAGACGTCCTGAGATATGTAAAAGAATAGGACAGCCCTCACTGATGAGTTTGATTTCAGCAGACGTTGGCTGCCACGCAGAGATCATATACCCATCGCGATCCCAAACTTCAATAGTATGACACAGCCCCTCGGCATGATTCCAATCCACCGGAGCGCCTATACGACGATCTGGATTTTCCAACGGAATAGGGATCATGTTATTTCATCCCAAGGAATTCGGAACGAGCAGCTTCTTCTGTTTTAAAGACACCTCGTAAAGCACTAGTGACAGTGTAGTGTCCCTGTTGACAAATACCTCGCGACTCCATGCACAGATGGCGGGCCCGCACTATAACGCCACAACCCAGAGGGTTCAGTGCTACGCTAATGGCGTCGGCAATCTGACACGTTAGACGTTCCTGTACTTGTAGGCGGCGTGAGAAAATCTGCAGCAACCGCCCGAGCTTACTCAGACCAACGATACGTTGATGAGGTAGATATCCAATCGTCGCAGTGCCGAAGAACGGAGCAAGATGGTGCTCACAATGGGAATAGAAAGGCAGGTCTTTGACGACGACCATCTCATCCACCCCTTCGGCACCATCAACAAAGGTCTTGAGCACATCGATAGGATCGATACCATAACCAGAAGTCCAGAACTCCCAGGCGCGAGTTACACGATCCGGTGTTTCTATTAGACCTTCTCTATTTGCATCCTCACCTGGGATATTTCTAAGAACAGCTCTGAACGCAGTGCGTAGAGTTTCGGTCATGCCCCGCTCCGTTGTGGTAACTATATATTGGATCTTAGGCTTTTGCAAGTAGATTTCGTAGGAATACTTTAATGTCTGCAAACTCTGATAAGATAACAGTGGAATGAAATTGAAGCCAAGGCCCGACAGGTTTATTGTTAGGACTCCAGATAATGACTGGGATCCTCAACTGATAGGCAAAGAGTATCTCCATTCCCGTGCCCCATGACGCTATGTTGACTAGGGCGAGAACTGCATCACACTTTCTGATGGCGTTGAAATCATTTGTAACGATTCGGCGTGCAGCTTCTTCGTTGTCTTCTTCGCCAACAAATAGTTCGATCTGGGTCGGGTCGACTACCTCCCAACCTTCAGGCATCTTTGATGTAAGACTGCGCCGCCATGTAATTGGGTCAGATGCATTCTGTATTGCACCAGCGAGATAAAGTTTCATGGTTGTTCGACCTTAACGAGTCTCCATTCGGCGACCCATTGTTCTTTCAGATCACCATTATTCCACCACGATACTTGAATCGTTACATCGTGAGGGTAGAAAGCAAAGCCTATCACAAAGGCGTTGACGCTACCTCCATCGATACGTACTACATCTCCAAACGTGAACTTGCTTTCGAGTTTCATAACTCCTCCATAAAGATTGCAGAGTTGGCACCATGCTCACACACTTCAACAGACCGCATGCGTACACGCGGATAGTAACCGTTGTCTACTAACCAGACAACACCACACTCGTAGATCATGGACGCAAACGCTTCGCATCCTGTGGCAGGAACAATTGTTATCTGGGCTAGCCCTAGGCCTGCCATAATTTCCAAAGCGGAACGATGTGGATCATCTTCGGCAATCAATAGACGGTGATCGAATGTCTTTTCTAACCAACCTTTGAAACCTTTAAGGCTGCCGAAGTCTACAACCCAATTGCGATCGTCGAGTTCTTCTGCTTCAAATTCAATACGAACAGAGAGAGCATAGCCGTGGAGAAAGCGACAGTGGCTCTGTGCTTTCCATTGTCGGAAACAAGAGGAGAGACCTATGTCGTGACCATACGTCTTTGTTGAAATGTAGGTCATTTATTTCTCCTCTGAGTTCGCGTACTGAATGACCTCAGGTATCTTATTAATTTCGAATGCGATTCGCCGCATGTGACAGGGTCCACAAGTGCCACAGTGGATTGGGCCCGCACGATAGCAACTCCATGTGAGGTGAAGTGGGGCGCCGATTCTATGGCCAAGCTCGACGATCTCATGTTTCATAAGATTGCCTACTGGCATGATAGCTCTGACTCGCTTTCCATCTGCTACTGCGAAAGGAAGCATGTCGTTAAATCGATTAATGAATTCAGGTTCGTTATCGGGATAAGCACCTGCTTCTTCTAAGTTGTTACCGAGTACGATTGTATTGATTCCTCGAGCTTCGGCAAACGCAGTTGCGAGAGCAAGCATCACAAGGTTACGTGCCGGGACCCATTCATGTGCAAATTCAGCTCCCGCTTCACCGCCTGCAATCTTACTGTCTGCTTGAAGTAATGGAGAGTCTTCTTTTCGATAGATTCCTATCGGGATGAAATGCAACGGTACGCCAAGATAGTTTGCAACATCTTGAACTGCATTTACTTCTGATAATTCTGCCCGCGATCCATAAAGGAAATGAACTAATTCAATTTCATAGCCTTGAGCTTTGGCCTCTGTTGCAGCAACGACACTATCCATTCCGCCGCTACAAATGACAAGAGCTTTCTTACCCCAAAGGCGCATTATATATAGACGCTCATTATCATTAGGCCCAAATGCCCAGGCTGAATAAGGTTCAAGCATTTCAGGAACTAGGCCTCTTATAAAATAATCTCGCGAGCTTGCAAAGAAGATCCCATATTCTCGTCTAGCAATCCAGATGGGTCTATAGTTGCAGGCAGCTAATATCAAATCTGGAAAGTCATCATGTGTTGCTAAGATTGCGTAGCTCCCTTTGAGTTTGCCAATGATAAATTGAAATACATATTTTGCGAGTTCGCGATTCTGGATATCGCCTGCGGCAGCAAGTTGCTCAACGATCGCAACGCTGTCGATTCCCGTTGTGGCACCTTCATCCGTTCGCAATTCTTTATCGTTTGCGATAGTTCCGTTGTGGACGATATTCCACTTGTTGAGTGAATAGGGTTGTTGATCGTATTCGCGTTTGTGGCGTACGAACTCCGTCGTTGGCTCAGCACGAAAATTACCAATCATATTCTTAGTTGGACTAAAGATATTAAGACTAAAAAATTCGTGATATGTTTCCCAACCTGTTGATCTTATAATCGATTTATTTTTATGACCTACAGTAAGACCGTCTCTAACATAATATCCCCATCCATCGCGGCCACGTGCAAAACTTTCATTTCCAATATAATTTAGAATACGATTGGCATCAAGACGTTGGTATGAAGTTGCATTCCAGATGAGGGCTCCTATGATCGCGCACATCTTATTCTACCCCAAGATATTTGTGGATTTGCAATTGTAGCTTATAGCCGAACTTCATACAAGACTCAGTTACGGCTTTGATATTCCGTTCGTTGTGCGCAGGATCCTTTGTATCCATCGGTTGAAGATAGATTGGCTTATCCCAGTCAACAGGAGGTCGTGCAAGTTGCGGATGAGCAGTGTGGCCGAGGGCGCGAATCGGAAGGCCGTCTTCCGGATTCATACTGTCCGCATCGAGAACGTATTTAAGGCAGAGTGCCTTATCCAAAAGTATTGGATTGATACGTCCAGTCTTTGGGCTGCAGACGATATGAACTCCATGAAAATGATCGATCCGAGTATATATCGAATACTCGTAATCGCTCGGAGGGAGAGTTCCATTACTCTCAACCTGAACGAGATGTCCAAGTGCTATAAGATGTTCAAACAGATTAGTTAGATTTTGCCTGAACGGTTCCCCGCCCGTAATAACTACGAGACCCTTCGGTAGGCTCAGCGAGTTCACATACTTCGCAACAACCGATGGGTGCGCAAGGCGTCGCCCCTGGGTATATTCGGTATCACATCCTGGACACTGGAGATTGCATCCAGCGAGTCGAATAAAAACGGCGGGGAACCCACTGAAAGGTCCCTCGCCCTGGATGGTGTAGAAGATGCTGTGGATGTCGAGCAACCCCTCAGAGTGGTCGACCGACTTCTCGATTGCTTGTAGATTCATGTCTCTCTCCGGGAGGTAGCCCCGGAGGCGAATTCCTCCGGGGCAGGTTTCGGCGAGACGTTAGATCAAGCAGCCGGCTGAGTGGGCGGAGACGCCGTCTGCGGTGCCGCAGGAGCGGTCGGGGCCGGAGTCGGAGGGATCATCCCGGACAGACCGTGGAACTTCTTCCAACGGGGGTATTCCGCCTTGATGTTGCCCTCGTTCAGATGCGAATAGCGGGGAAGCGCAGCACGAATCTCCGCAGCGGCAACAGGAGCGCCCTTCTGCTGAGACAGGTGATCGAACATCGCCCACGCCTTGCCGCACTCGCCTTCCGCCTTCGGCCGACGGATTCCGTTCTGCTCCGGCTGCTTCGCCTGCTCCTTCTGAGCCTGCTTGGCGGCCTTCGCTTCGTTCTTGGCGAGCACCGCAGCGGCCTTGGCATCTTCCTTGGCCTTCTTCTCGGCCTGCTTCGCTGCCTTGGCAGCTTCCTTCGCCTCGGCGGCAGCATTCTTCTGCGCGTCCTTGGCAGCCTTGGCAGCTTCCTTCTCTGCCTTCTTCGCTGCGGCTTCCTGAGCCTTCACGTCAGGCGCACCAGCTGCGGGAGCGGCTGTGGGAGCGTCTGCTGACGGAGGGGTAGCCCACGCGGGATCGGTCTGTTGGTTCATGTTGGATCTCCTTACTCTGTGTTACAATAGAACATACATATTACAATACGCCGCAGATTGCAAGGACGATTTTAGCTCTATTTTTGTCGAAATAAAAAGACAGAGCGGAGAGCGATCCCCGCACTGTCTTGTGTTGTATCAGTTAGGAGACCATCTCCATCAATTTCCCTTTGACCTTGTCCTTCATCTTGCCGGCTTCACCCAGCCAGCTATTGAACAAGCGGGAGTCTTTGGAGTTGCCTGCCATATGATCGGCCCAGAACGTGACACCGTTCAGAACGCCCCAGCCATTGCCTGGAGTTGCACCAGGCGCCTTTTCAGTTGCCCAAAGAACTTTCTGAAGCCGTGCGGAGCGTGCGTCCGGCTCGTTGATCAGTTCTTCGATATTGTGCTCGGTGTTATTCGGAAGCGCAGGTTGAAAGAACTCCGCCAGAACGCGCAATGTATCGTACTGACTCATCTTCAACTGCTGCAGAGCCAGGGAATCCAGTTCCATCTTGGCAACTTCTTCCTTCACGAGTTGCACAGATGCCTTGGCGGCAGAGGTATCGAAGTTATAGATGTGGCTCTGACGATACTCTGCGTTCTTGCCCTGAACCCCGCCGGCCATCGCTAATGTATTAGCGCACACGACGCGAACCGTTGTGGTTCGAACAGTGCTTGCCTTTCCAACTTCGTGCGGCGACACCAGAAGGATATAAGCCTTCACAGCGTCGCGCCCAGGAAGTATAAAGCCAGCAGAGACGCGCGCCAACGCCCAGATGATCCTTCCACCGCGTAACGAGCCGGCTGTCTCAAGTGTACAGCCTCCGACGCTAGTCCATTCCCGGAAGAACTCCATCGCATCCTTGTTTTGGAAAGGACGCCAATTCATACCGGTGACAGTCAGAACTCTCTTATCCGTACTGCGTACCAGCGCCTTGCGCTCCACAGGCACCTGTTTGCCATCGACGTTGATGAAACAGGGAATCTCTTCCACTGTCCAATTGAGGCCAGCGGCGACTAACATCTCATCGCAGGTGATATTTCCTTCGACGCGATTGCCGAGACCGTGCCATGGAACTTCGTGTGCCCAGGCCATTGTTTCTACTTCGTGGGACATTTTCTAACTCCGTTGTTGGTGTAGCGTTGATAGGAACTGCTACTGCCCCACTATTAATGCACGTATCTTCGCCTCAATGCAAGCACTATTTTACCTCAAGAAAAGCCAACGCGCAATCAAGAGAAATATAATAAGAAGAATGAGCCAGAGGAGAAACATTATTTTTTCTCGAGCATTGACCACGCCGCACGAAGTTCTCTCGCTGCTGGATTTGATCCAACCTCAATGAGCTCGTCGATGGTTGGTTTACGCATCTGACAATCGGCAGTCAATATGTTCCACTCACCGCAACCGATACACAACATGTAATCGCCTGCCTTAGGTACGCTATGTTGTGTTTTTGATGTAGCAGTAGCAAGATCAAATATCTTACCACATGTCGTACATACACCAGGTAGTTCGACACTATGTAAATCTTCCATTATGAGTTTCCTGATCGTTCTGATTCTGGTGCAGGTCCGATGTCCCAAGTGTCGGGACGATCTCCAGTGACGTCTTCGATGGCGTTAGCCAACACTTTTTGCATTAGAGCTTGGAATTCTTCTCTCATCTTAGGATCTTGTTTGACTGCACCAATTGAGATGGAACCGATCAACTTTGCGCGATCCATGGTATCAGGAAGTGCCAGATAGGCATTCCAGAATACACCTTCCTCGCGCATGGCAAGGCGTATCTTCATCTTCTTTGTGCTCATCTTATTTTCCTACGTCATTTGTTATCGTCACTGCACCGTGGAACGGAACGTAATTGTCCGGTCTTTGCATCTGCCACGGTCTACCGATATCATCGTGGTTTCCAACGACCCATCCCATATTACTCGAATAGAATAGAAGGAGCGCCCCAGTTGTGGTATGTTTCATAATCATCGGGTATGAAACACACTCAGGGTGAACAACGATATGCGATTTAACAGCCATTTCACTTCTCCCATGCTTTGATACAGACTGGTACAATCGAACGTGCCAACTCACGCATTACGTCAGCATAGACACGTATTTCATACTGCGCATGTTGATCACAACGCAGTGTTAGAAATCTCATCAAATTCAACAGATCGACCGTTGCGAACATGTGGCTGTAGGTTGCCACAGGAAGGACGGAACGTGCCAGCTCTCGGGGAACTCCATCTTCAAGTAGCATACGATAGGCACGAAATGCGTGCTCGCAAGTTGCTTTGATGTGGGCAGCGGCAACTGGGTCGGGTTCTCCCTGAGCTCGTGCCTGCTTGGTGTCCTTTGACTGTGTGCCAATGTGTTCGGGTCTCGGAACATAGAACTCTTCAGGGAGCGGCTTGTAGCGTGCCGACAATTCGTTGTAGCTCCAGGTTCGATGTCGATGCCATTGACGTAGTACGAAGATAGGCGCCTTCACTTCGAAGGTAAAGACCACAGCTTCGAATGGGGTTGTGTGGTGATTGCGCCAGAGATAATTGATCAGCTTCTCGTCGCCACTTTGATCCTCACCCGCACGCCAAGCAGCGTCATATGACACCCGAGCGGCGCGAACCACGGAGAGATCATTACCCATACTGTCGACCAGGCGAACGAAACCATGATCGAGAACGTCAATCTTTTCTACCATTGGAGTCTTTCCAGTTTCCAGTAACCATAGACGCAACGTCTGCCACCTCGGGATGGGTCGTGGGTATCGTGAATGACCCCGTCGATCACTGCGGTAAGATGCTTGCTGACGGACACTACCAGTCCCCCGGACGGTAGTTCGTTTGCCCGCAAATGAACTCTACAACCAGACCCGATAAACATGGTCGGAGTCCAGATGAAGTTAAGACTCTCCATGTAGCGTTTGAACAGAACACTCTGGGTATAGATACCATAGAATGCGCTGTGAAGACCTGCTGTTCGACGACCCCTAGTCTTGGGCATCGTAGCATTAATCCATGCCATATCACTATAGACTTTAGAATACGGTATGTTCGTGACAATAGCAATCGAACGGGTGACACAATCGCCTGCCTTACCTGTATATCCGTAGGCGGCGCGACCTCCATCGTTTCTGATCCAATGCGTCATGCTTGTGGTGTTCCGTTGTATGCGATAACACCACAAGCATAGCAGCTTCTTAATGGTGGTGCAAGCCGATTTATGGCTCGTTGGCCAGATCGATCTCTGAATGATTTTCGAACTCTATTTCAAGCTCGGCTGGGAATTCGATAGTTACTTCTTCGAGTTCAGCACTCTCCCAGGAGCTAAGCCAAGCATCGACACCAGACCCAGTATCTCCTTCTTTCCAGTCGTCAGACTTGTCTTCAAAGTCTGCACGTTTTTCTTCAGCAACCGTTTCGACGAATGAACGCAACTCACCTAGATATTTATTGTATTCTTGTAACGCCTCTTGAAGCGATTCCACAATATCGTTCATCTCCTCGTTATAGGTGTTGATAGCTGTCGTGAGTTCGACGTGTTTCGCAGTGAGAGCGGTCTTTAGGCGTGCGAATTGGTCTTCCTCGTTCTTTGTCAGTTTGAAGGCCATTATCTTTTCTCCGTTAGAATGGGATCTCTGCGTCCAGTTCGGTCTTCTGTAGTGTAGCCAGAGAGGTAGCGATCGTTGGAACCTCGTCTGACATCTCCTCCATTCCAAAGGCAGTGCCATCGAAACAGATAGCCATGATTTCTGGATATGGATTCTTGTTAACCCAGACACGGATGTGCGTTGGGTGATTGATTTCTTCGAGGCGAGTGAGTCCCTCGTTAACTGTGGTTGGAACAGGATTGTTTAACGTATCGTTCCATTTTGATTTCATTCTCACCTTCCACCAAGCTCGCGCACGACGCTGGGCGAAGGCATTACTGTTCTCGAATGTTACGAATTCGGTGTACATCTTTAGGCCACAGTAGTATGAGACGCGCATCGACACAGAACCTCCGCCGTGCTTTTCATGCCGTGCTGCGCTGATGTGGTCCACCTTGAAAACTTTCGTTATAGGCAGCTCTCCCTTCAACGGGCTGATCGAGCTTGCTGTCTGCACGATATTGAGCTGGAATTTGAATTCGTTGCCACAATGTGGGCAGATGCGAACGCTGGCGTGAACGTAGGTCTGGCAGACATCGCAGAGTTTGACCGGTGCGTCCCGCGTTCCTTTCGACTTAGGAGGCTCGGGAATTACGGGGTCATTGATTGGCCCCAAGCGGCGCGTGTTACCAGCGTAGTCTAGAACTAAACAGTCGAGCTTGCCACTGGCTTTAATCGCAGCCATGCGCTGTTCTAGCGTCTCGCTGTTATGTCCAGGAGGATAGACAGGTCGTGTGCCTCGCCCTAACATCTGGACCCACAACACTGTGGACATAGTTGGACGCAGGACAATAATCATATCCACTGTCGGATCGTCATAGCCTGTTGTCAGAATGTTATTATTGACTAGGGCACGGATCTTGCCGGCTCGGAAGGCTTTGATTGTGGCGTCACGATCGTCGCGCCTGCTGTGAACACATCCCGCAGGGATTCCCATCTCGTTCATGATCTGAGCGATGTGTTCCGCGTGTTCGATACCCGCTCCAAACACCAACCACTTCTTACGATCCTTACCAAGTTCAATAGCCTCTTTGATTGCAGCGACAGTGACTTCGTGTTTGTCGACTGCGATCTGCAAGTCTTTTTCAATAAATTCACCACCACGGAGATGGACTCCGTCTACGTTAAGCTCTGTCTTCATCTTCTTAGGGATCAGCGGGACAAGGTAGCCCTCAGCGATCAACCTGTTGAAGCTGTGATAGTTTGTGATGTCGAAGCAGAAATCTGTAAAGACGCTAGGATGCAATTTTCCTTCTTTGTCTAGATACGGATCAGTTAGCTTCCCGTGTCCCATACGCCAAGGAGTAGCAGTGAGTCCGATCACACGAAGATGCGGATTGATTAATCTCAATGCTTCAATGAACGTCTGGTACATTGTATTGCCGCGCGGGCTAACTAGATGTACCTCGTCAATAATGATTAAGTCTACATGCCCAAAGAGTTGCGGTTGTCGCCATACGGAAGCGATGCCGCCCAGTGTAATAGGCTGTCTGGAATTCTTCTGCCCGAGTCCGTCGCTGTAGATACCAACGGGAGCGTCTGGCCACAATGCTATTAGCTTCTCAAAATTTTGCTGAATCAGTTCCTTAACATGAGTCAGCAGCATGACCTTCTGAAACGGGAAAGCTTTGAAGACGCCTTCGAGAAAGCGAGCGTTGACGATCGTCTTCCCGCTTCCCGTGGGCATTGCGAGGATTGGATTTCCAACAGGATGATGTTGGAAGTACGTCCATATACTCTGGACGGCCTCCGTTTGGTACTGTCTATCGATAAAGGGTTTCATAAGAAGTGACTCGCTACCTTATAGAACTGGCAACCTACAAGTTGTTTTTCCTGCGTTAGTATAGCATGTTCAGTGGGGTGGGTGCAAGCCCATCGTCCCTCGGATTGGACTTGAACATATTTGCAGGTACGGCAGTTCCTATCAGGAGCTCGTTTCATATGGCAGACAGGTTTGTGTTCGCACCAAGTACATTTCCAGAACCCTGGCGAGGTACTGAGCTTAGTTGGGGGCGTCGCAGCTTGTATCAGTTTCTCGCCTCGTTCAATATACTGGTCTGCATGCTCGGGATTGAGAGTAATGATTTCGATATAAAGGTCGTCAGTATTTTTATTGACTGCCATATAGAGACAGCTCGCAATACCCATCTTGCGCATGTAGATCTGCGCTTGAACAAAATGCTCTGGTTTAGCGTCGCGAACACCTTTTCCCTTGAAGTGTCCCTCGCTGGCTAGATATGATCGCCACTCTTCTAGCTTCCCCGCTAGCTCGATAAAGGATCGTTCATTATGTGTCTTCGCTTCAATAAGAGCTGGGCTGTTATTATAATGTGTTACCCCGTCGCCGCTTCCTCCTCCATGACCATCCCCGAAGGCGATACGAAACTGTTTTCCGTTTGCATCTTGTTGATAGACAGGCATCCCAACGGTGAGAAGCATTGCGATGAAACGCGCCTCTTCAATATGTCCACGGTTGAATAGACGGAGCATGCGGCCTTGAAATGCTGCCTTGGTAGCCCATCGAAAGCTATACCATACGGCGCGGCCACAGTCATGCCCGAGCTGAGAAGCTCCCATGTGACTTCGATGGGATTCTTCCGTGTCCCTGTATGCGTCCGACATATGCGGAAGCACCTGCCCTAGCCAGCCTCTATATGCAGCCCCTTGATCAATTGCAATAGCCTTATCGATAGCAAGACATAGATCGCGTGCAATGTCAACCATTATCTACTCCAAAAAAGGGGTCCTGCGAACAGGACCCCTTGAGATGGTTACGTTCAGTTACGCAGGCGGCCTGGCCCACGGCGGCTGAGCAGTCTGAGCAGAAGTAACAGCAGGATCCTGCGGCTGTTGGACAGCCTGAGGAGCTTGCTGAGTCGGAGGGGGCGCAGCGAACCCAACAGGCCCTGGCTGTTGTGCGGGCTGCTTTTGGGGTTCGGCGTACTGTGCCGGCTGTTGCTGCTGAGGCGCCTGCTGCGGCTGCTGCGGGGCCTGCTGTTGCGGAGGCTGTCCCCACGGCTGTTGGGTCTGGGGCTGCTGCCAACCACCGTTCGGAGGAGCAGTCTGCTGCGGCTGTTGCTGCGGAGGCTGCTGATAGACAGGCTGCTGCGGAGTCTGTTGCGGATACGCTCCGTTCTGCTGCGGAGCAGTCTGCTGCGGAGGTGCCCAAGGCTGCTGTACAGGTGCTTGCTGAGGAGCAGTCTGTTGTGGTGCCTGTTGTGGTGCCCATCCAGTGGGTGCTGTTGCGGGAGCTCCTGCCGGTGCCCCAGGCTGAGCGAGAACGCCAGGGACCACATAGTTGATGGGCTTGTAGCTCTTGATCTCCGACTTGTCGTCGTAGACGCCGTTGGGGTCCTTGATGGTTTTGACACGTCCCTTCAGCGGGATATTGTGGAGCTGCTGGGTGTCCTGAACATAAGGCAGATTGAGAGCGGCACAGATTGCACTCAGTTCGCGATTCGCAATCTCCATCGTCTGGATATTGGTGTGCCGCATGTTCAGGCCAGTGAACACCTTGCGTCCCTGGTGCGGTCCGTCGATGATGGAGAACCGCAGAACGAGACGAAGGTGGTTGGGGTTGCCGTCTTTCGTCGGCATGGCATTGGTCTCGTCGATAACGAAGTTGTACCAGCCTTCCGGAATGACATCATTGTCAAGCGGAACAAATTGTCGCGCGTCGAAGTTAAGTTGCACCATAAGGTGACTCCTTACGAGTTGATGATCTTGTTGAAGACATAGCCTAGATGTGGAGGTTCCACGTTTGCGAGGGCTCCACTTCTGTCCTTCGCCTCAAACTGAAGGTCAGGTTGCGTTTGCAGGAAACGGAACTCCTTCTGGGTCGTTGGATCCTTACCTATCCCGAGGCGGAATACCTCATCGAAAAAATAAGGTAACTTAGGACCTAACTTAGCGCCCGGCATCGACGGTCCATACTTAACGATACCAGATAATTCATCTTTCATCGGCTCCATCTTTGCGGAGACGAGTACGTTCTTACCCTGGAGATCCCGGAAAGCTCTGATTAGGGTTTCCATCTTTTCGATCAATTCCCCGTAGGCCTGCCTTGGATCTTTCACCTGTCGTTTAGCGTTGTTGAGAACAACTTCACCGATCTCGGTTATGCTGTCCAATCCAACGCTCTGGAAGTTACGAGCTTCTGCACTCTGCAGACACCAGAGATGCGCGTCTCGTAAGTCGTCTGCCGTGTTAATGGTAATGATCGGCATATTGTAACAGATAGACTGATCATTACCAAATAGACGTCTCAAGTTAGATTCGCGGAGAGATAACAAACCGGACTCCGCAGAGATCAGAACTGGAGTTGGGAGTGTGGCAGTAAGAACTGTCTTCCCAACTCCTGCGCCCCCGTAGACAAGCACTTTGATCCCATTGGAGAAAGACTCCTCGGAAGCGGTAGAGAACTGAAGTGGCATCAACTACTCCTTTTTGGAATGACAATATCGAGTCCGGGCATACCCGGCTTGATCACAAGTACTTGGTCAAACAAGAGGCGCTGTTCGTCGGTAAGCAGACGATACTCTTTGATTGAAACCTCAGGCTTCCATTTAACCAATTTCTCCAGCTCCAACTTGGGCTGGTTGCTGTCTGGCATCGCCTGCACCTTCGCCAATTCTGCCAACAGCTCGACCTGCACAGCGCGATTGATAGTATGCACCCCCTTTGCGACAGCACCTGTTCCATCGTTCAGCGGATAGGTGTTGGTACCCTCTTCCGGAGTTGGAAACAGTCCAGCAAAAATGAACTGACGAAGAACAACTTCCTTGTTCTTCATCTCATCCATTTGCTTTTTGAGTTCGTACCACTCTTTAAGATGGTCGAGGGAAACTTGGCGTTCGGGAATTAGAACCATAGGAAGTACTCCGTGTTTGTGTTGTCGATCCCACTTTATAGCATAGTAAGCGGTCGGATGCAAGTGTCAAGGCATTGATTTCATTTTTGGGTATTGTACCTCAATGACAGGAACGCCGGCAGCCCGTGCTTGTCTCACCATATTCGCAGTTCCATTCCCGCCCGGAAATGCAATCACAACATGTGGACCATGTAGTAACATCTCGGCATTTCGTTTTGGTCCTGCATGGAGACCATAGACGGTCCATTCTGCTTTGACCTTATGATGTTCGATAGCATGTTCAACGGCCCATGCACCAGCAATAGCATCGACATGCAATGCTCCGCCCTCGATTAGAGTCTTGATTCTTTTTCCGCTATGGTACCAATCAAGCCATTGGCGGATAAAGTTCGGTTGACTGTAGAGATGACTGCCGCAGACGATGACTTTCATGTTCCCCTGACCCAGTATAGATCACCCGCGATCATTCCTTTTTCATGCGGGTCTCTGATTTCTTTAAGTCTTCCCATCTGAATAAGAGTCTGAATTGTACTTTTCAATTTTTTATCGTCGAAGTTACCATCAGTCTTAAAAGCAGGTATATGTTGCATTCTTTGTCGAATATAGCTATATTGAATTTTTCCAGATGCCTGTAGTTCAGGTCTTATTTTATAACTTTCTGCGACAGCTTTATTCAGATAGTCATCAATAAGTTTTTCAAGTTTCTTAGACTGTACACTATCACCAGTTCCTATATCACCTGTCTCTTGTTTAGTTTTGAAATTATTGATATCATTCATTATCATTCGTTCAAAATAATCCCAATGATCTTTTGTAACAATAGGAACTGTAATATCTCCCTGAGGTGTTGGTGGAGGTGTATCTAAGATCGCTGCAAGAGTTGCTAAAACGTTAATTCGATTAAGAGAACGAGACCACATATGGTGTTCAATATCACCACTCCTGGTCTGAACTGCTTTATTATAATTTCTATCGCAATATCTACGAAAATTATGATACCGAATATTAGCTTCTGAATCTAAATTAGCGGTGATGGGTGCTCGTTTTTGAGTAACAATTATATCAGCAATTCTAGCAATTATAACTAGATAATCTATAAATCTAGGATCGACTGTGTGATCTATATTCTTATTCATTTCGGTTCGTGTTCCTTTATATTCAAAGATATTGAATCGTGAAATAAATCCATTATTAAGAAGGAAGGAATTGACACTTTCAAAGACCTCAGGTGTAGTATCACCTAAGATACTATATGCAGGAGATTTAACTGAGAATACATTCTTAGTGGCATCGCTATAGATAATTGAATTCGATAAAGAATGAGGCCCTGCTTTAGAATGTAAGTCAAGCATAACGGACATTAGTCCTTGTATATTTTCATCTCGAGTATTTGCAAATCTTTTTATCAATGATCCAAATTCAGCCATAATCTGAGCAAAGGATGTTCGTATTGGAGTAAAATGTTTTACGAGTCCTTGTCCACTTGCAAAGTTTCCAAAATGAAAATAATCTTTGAATGTTGGAAATTTCTGTTGGCAGATTTCAATCAATCTAGCAATACCTTTTTGCATCTCATCTTTGCCCATTCCAGAAGGGGCAACAACAAGGTTATAAGTGTTTAGACCAGATGAGGTGGACGTATTCCAAGCTCTTCCACAAAGAGCTGATACTACGGTGATTGCAGCAGCTACTGAGAATTCAACGTTTGGATAAACCGATCCTCGATAAAAATAATGAGCTAGATAACCCAGACCTCCTGGTGGAAATTCTGTATGAGTCATGTGATCTTCCGGATCTGGTGGGAGATCTATATCAACTATATGTTCGACTGTTTGGAATTGAATAGGATCAGGAGTGAAGACAACAGATCCGTCGGCGGTACGTAGAAGAGCTTGTTCGGCTTCATATCTGGCAATGATAGCGTCTGCACTGCGTTTGCCAGCTTCTATATCTACCATCTCAGCTTGACGAATAAACCGAGCATGGCGCAGGGTACGCACAACGTAATCAGTTCGATTTGCTTTAGTTCTTTTTCCCAGCCCGGACTGACGGAATAGGCGCTTACATTGTTCATTCGATTGAGTATAACGTACAAGGTGGACCATCAGGTCAAGATCGCCTTCGGACTGTGACGGATGATCTAATTCACGCCACATTCCTTGCCAGAGCATTCTTGCGTCTTCGTTCTCCCATAGCTTGCGACCTACGTCTTCGTCGCTCTCTATTTGGGGTAGCTCCTCGAGAATAACTTCATCGTAACCTGCAGACATAGGCATCTGACTAATCATCTTAGTCAGTTTCTCTTGTCTGAATTCTAATTGTTCTTTAAGATGCAAGACGTTGCCAGTACAGATCATAAATCTATTCTGGCTGTAGATCTCTACGCCGTCCCGCCGTCGGCCGAGTCCAATGCTCCCCTTGCACCAAATATGGATTCCGTGCCCGCCGACAGATCGTTCAGTGTAGCTGTCAAACGATTGAACAATGGTCTGGAATAAATCCAGAGACTCCTTTGTGGTGTTGGGTTTTACGTCAAGATCGATACAAGTAATATCTTCGCCTTCGCATATGACGAAGCCGATTGCAAGATTGTGTGTCAGTGCAAGGGTCGTAACTTCCTCGAAGCTCATCCACTGCGAGCTGAGATGTCTTGAAACAGAGGCGTTGTAGAATTGACCTTCTTTGAAAAAGATGGGATTCTTGTTGGCAGGATGAGCAACGAGCCACTGACGCTTCAGGCGCAACTCCATGGGAATATTTCGCCATTGGAGTAGGCGCGGATCGTCGGCCATTGATGGCTCCGTTGAGCGAACCAGAACGCGATAGGGAAGAAAAACACTATAGCATGGAGGGGGTTAGCGGTCAAGCCCCTAGATCTGGGGTTTCGTCTCTTTGACCGCCACAAGCTCCTTTTGCCAGCGTCCGAGCTCGTTACTGCTGGTCGAAACCTTTATCTTATGCTCATCATTGAGCACTTTCATGATCGTTTGACGGAGAACAAGTATGGTTGGAATATCCAAAGGTTTTCCCGCAGCCTCCCACATTTCGGTAGCAACGCGATGTATCAATGGACCAACCGAACCCCGCCGCGCATTAGGCAAACGTTGAGGCCGAGGAGGGGGAAGAGGTGCGCTGATAACAATATTGGGAGCCTCTAATGTAGGGAGCCGGCTGGGTTCGAAGCGTAATTGTTTCGCGAGCGCAGCTCGTATTTGCAGACGCATGGTAAGAAATGCTTTCTCATCCATCTTAGCTGGAGAAAGAGGTGGTTCAAGCTTTAGCCAAGTATAGAGACGTCGAAGTTTGATCTCAGACCAATGTGAAAGAGCACTGAGAAACAAAGGATCATCGATCGCTTCAACTCGCGAGCTCCTTACCAGCTGAAGGTGAGTTGGAAGTTCCCCTTCCTCAAATCGCAATTGATCCGGAACCGGCGCTACGTGTAGGATCCGTGGGTTGACCATGTCGAATAAGAGCCACATTTAGAGTGTCCTCTGTCTCATTCCAGGAACGTTCTTGCGCTCGTCGTACTGCACATCACGCTCTAACCAACCGACAGCACTCATTGATATTCCATCGGGCAATACCCAGATATGAAATTTGTTACTTGTATCTACCTTTCGACTTTCGCGTGGATATAGTTCAAATCCTTCGCGCTCTTCTCCACAAATCTCATTTTTGATTTGCTGAAAATGACGCCAGTCTCGAATGTCGCATGCTCCATCAAGACGTCGAATGCAGATATGCGTCATCACTCTATCGGGGCCGCATTTTGCAACCTGTACTTGATAAAGATTGTTGGTGTAATAGTCACAGGTATTGTGTAGATCGTCTAACATCTTAAGAGCTGCGGTCTCATCGACCGAATAAGAACGCATTGTCTCTTCAATAACTTCGCGTCGAATTGGATGGAATTCTTCTTTTTTCAATTTACGCAGCGGTCTCCAATTTCGTGGCGTCATGCAGCACCTTTTCCTTCAGCAGCGAATTGAGCTCTGAGCGCCTCTGTCTCCCGTTGATCAATCAGACTGTAGGTGTATCTTGGGTTACTCAGTTTTCTTATCTGGATGAACAACTCGTTCGCCCAGATTGGGTTGTCGCCTGAATACAAGATAGATTCCTCATGCTTGAGATGATCTATCTCAACAATCTGAAAGCGTTTCATTCTATCTGTACCTCTAGTTAGAGTGAATGCGGGAGTTGATGACCTTGGACGGCGCTATGATTACCCCGTACGAAGACCGCAGGTCACCTTTCTGAAAACCGACGCTCCCGCTCACCGATCGAAGTACTCTCCGCCGGGGTGGCTCATTTAACCTTTGCTGCTCGAACTGCTGGAGTCTCGTTCTCGTCGAATGTCTCCCACCAAGCTTTAAAGATTCTCTTTGCTTGGGGTTCGGGAACACCGAATTGCTTCTGAATGTACGGGACCGAACCGAACATGTTGGTGACGCCTGATTCCTTTAGGGTGTCCAAGTATTCGAAGTAGGTTTCCCACATCTGAGGAGTGATAGTTTCTTCCATGGCGAGTTCTCCGGTCGAGTTAGAAGTTGAGGTCGAGTTACTGGTCGAGGTCGAGTTTTCTGCCGGCAGTCGAGTCTTTAGCCGACCGAGTCTTCTTTCGAAGTCAATTTTGCAACAATATCGAAGTGGCCGCCCATAACAAGATGAACCTTTTTATTCCTTAGCGTAATCGCGCTACTAGGCACATCTGTACCACAGCAGTCTTCGACGTCAGACACCTCAACGGGGTTGATGCTCACTGGTGTTCGAAGACGTGGTTCCATATTCCAACGAATGAACGTGACAAGTTTGAGCATTCTGAACCTCGGTTAAGCTATAGCATAGTAGCACAGATTTGGGTTCGATGCAAGTATCAACGGCGCATCGAATTCATACGTCGATGTAGGCGCGTGTCGGCGTCGCGCGTCGGGCGCCCGCCGGCCGCGCCCATTATAGGAATGGGCTCCATTTTTCAATCAAGACGTACCGACGCCTACCATCTCGAGCCTCGGCCTCGCCTCGATCTCACCTCTTCCTTTTTCTTCTGTATTTCCGTTTCTTATTGAAAATCTTCTTTCTCTTTCCAGTGGTATCGTTGTCACACTGGAAGCAGGTAATCTGATCAGCATCATCTGAGACAATATGTCCCAGATCCTTTCCACATCGCCAGCAGATAGCTGCCTTCATTTCACCTCCTATATGAACGTCTGAGTGTCATCTAGAGATAGATCGCCTTCGTGCTTGATAGCAGAAAAACGATCACACCAACCAGAAATCCATTGTCCGTACGAATAAGGTTGAACGTCCTCACTGTACGGATTGTGTTGAGTTAGCCCGCCCTTATGGGCGAGCCAACCATCGAGATAAGGAGCTGACTTCATAGTCTTTCCTTTCAGTAGGATGCGCTGTAGATTGCGGGATCGCGTTCACCTCGGACGAACGACTCTGCTTTCGCAATGACGTCGTTTTCGTCTTGAGAGACGTATTCCAGGCAATTGCTTCCCGAGTTCGGGAATGCACGGAACAAGAACCACCCGTCCCATGATCCATGTTTCCGAACGTGGGCGGCGTAGATGCCCTTTGGGAGTTGGGTGTAGTTCCAGCTACGGATGTCAGTCATTTCGCAGGCTTCCTTTCGAATCAGCGTCACTGATCTTAGCCTCTTCCTGCTCGATACGTTCTCGCAGCAAAGCTTTGACTATCCGGTCCACTGTCATGAACCAGTTGTGTGAGCCTGGCGTACGACCGTCCAGCTCGTTCTGCAGTATAAGAAGTACATTTAACATCAGACGTGCTCCAAGCCCAGGCGGAAGTGATTGTAGCGATCCCAAGTTGGGCATACCTTTTTGATCGCCTTATGGAGTTGCTTGAGATTTTTGACGCCGGCTACCGCGCAGGCGTGCTTTCGTACCCTACGGAAACGTCGTCGTTGGCCGCGGGATACGTCTTCGTAGCATTCGCTTGGGGCATGAAACGCCGACAGGTCGTCGTACATCTCACTGCAAGAGCGTTCAAATCTTAATAGAACGCTCACTGCCTTTCCTAGTTGAGCCATATCATGTACTTCCATTGCGAGCGGGATTGCTCGAACTTGCTCCATCTTTCTTACGGATGGAGCAAGGGCTTGCAATCAATCCATCCTGCAGACTTCAAACGAGCCGTCGGGCTGTTTGATAACAACCACATCGCTGTTATACAGGAGGATCAGTTCATCCCGCAGATGGGTTACTGCCATCGGCTGATGCGCCGGGTCGCCGGGATACTTCAAAATATGAGTCTCAGTTAGAGTAAACTTGTCTTGACCGAACGGACGCCAACCTCCGAATTTGTAGCGTTCGTTGAACTGCTGCGCTGCTGGACGCTCATCCTCGTTAACGAGGAAGTATGGAAGATAGGGACCAAGATGTTCGTATGTCATCAGTGGGTGTAGCAGTGTCCAGATTGGGTTACTCATAATGTAGTTCTCCATATCGAGCGAGATTGCTCGTACATGCCTCACCGAGGTGGGACATGGGCTTGCAATCACTTTGACCACACCATCATGTCGCAAAAGTCTAACCATTCCTTCGATAACAGAGTCTTTTCATCGGGCTCAGGCTCCGGAATACATGCTGTGCTTTCATAGTGAGGATCCAACCAGCTTCTTGGATAGTACTTTTTTGGTACTAACCAGAGAGTAAGGATGATTGCGAGAAAGATTATTCCTCTCATTGTATCTCCTCTGTCGTGTTGATTCACCTATTGATCCAAACTGCGTCAACAAGTTCGTCCTGGTCGATTAGGAATAAGTGTTCCAATTCACCAGGAACAACCAGGATACGCATTTTCTTCTTGTTGAACCTGCGCCATTGCGCGACGATGCGATGGGTGCCATCTATAATTTGCAACCCATCGGGATAGAAAACCCCAATTGCAGGGCGTTCTATGTCTTTCTCAGTAACGCGATCTACGTGGGACTGTTCACATCCTCCGTAAGTAAAGATATAACTGACATATTCGTCAGACATGTATATTTGAAGAGCTTTCACCGGAATATCGTTAGTGTAGATTAAATCCTTAATCTCGCGAATGTTATAGATCTTCACCACACCATTTTCTTCGTGTCGGTAAACCTCACTTACTATGCATGTGGTAACCACCGTTTCGGTAGGACTAACTTGAGTTCGCCCAACCTCCACAGGAGGAATTTCGATCGGATGCTTGTGCAGCATCGCGTCGCGATCCGCCTGAGTGACTTCTACTTCTCTGACTCGAATTCTTGGGCTCATTTACACTCCTTTCGTGTGTGCGGGCGAGGTCCGTATTTCTTTACCCATTTCTCTTTGTCGTGCCCGAGAAACAGGGCTTCGTCATACTCTACAATCACTACTTGTTCCTTCCGAGGTACTTCAGTACGCGCATTGCGTAGACGTCTTCTGCTTCCGCCCGATCCTCGCAGTAGCTTCCCATATGGAAGCCGCCGTCTTGCTCGTTGAAGAAGTGAACTGCGAAAGGACGTCTTGTGTCGGCTATCTGGCACATTACGATAGCGCCGGGCGCCTGCACGCCATCACCATTCACAGAGACATGCTTGAGTATAGTCCAACCCTGGCGTGTGGCGCGTGCGTTCATTGAGTGTGTCATTAGCGCACCACCTTGTTGAGCGTCTCGCCGCACAGATCGACATATGCAGCGGTACTGTTCGTGCTGTCGTGATAGAAAGCATCTCTGTGCGAGCGGGCTGTTCCATTCGCCAGATTGTTGTCGTACCAGTGCATAACTTCCACCTGGTTGAATTGGCAGTGCAGTCCGAGCTTGAACTCCCCACACACCATCCGGTCGATGTCGTGGAACGTAACGATACCATCGTCGTGCAGGGTAGCAACGATGCGCTGACCGTGGATAGTGTACTTCCGACCAGTATTGAATGCAATCTTCTTAGACATAGCGGATACTTCCTGTTATCGTGCGGTGTTGCACGCTCATGTGGTGTACACGACACCACATGGACTTGCATCAGGCCGCTAAGCCGAATATGTGGAGCAACCGCGCGATTTCCTTTAGTTCTTCCTCGTCTGAGGATTTACCATAGGTTGCTATGATCTTCATCAACAGCCGGCGTTGTGCTTCAGTGATTGTAACTTGCATCTTCGGATTTCCCAGCCCGTTGACTAGCGCGATCCATTCCTCCTGCGTGTTGATGTACCGACCTGCATCGTCCGACCAGTACTCGTTTGTTGAGTCAAAGATGTTACGATGCATACCATCGTGATTTGCAAGCCGGTTGCAACCCTTCAGGTTGAACTTCACGTGCGAGCAAACGCTGTTGTCCTTTGGTCCAGAGTACCAACCCATGTCAGACCTCCGTAGGTGTTAGAGTAACGGTGTACGCCGCCGGCAGATATTCGTTTTTGCGGACGTAGATCGGTTGCAGCGTAGGCTTGAATTTCTTTTCGCCCTTGTCGTCAATCTCAGCATACTCCACGACGGACTTGTGCTCTTTTACGAGCTTCATAACAACTGTGATTGTTCCGGTCATTACACGGATACCTTTTCTTTGGATTGCGCAACCGTGAAGCGCACTGCTTCGTTAACGATGCGGTATGGAACTTTTTCCGTTAGGAGTTGCTCTGCAGCGAACTTCGGAATGCTCCAGGTGGACGCCACAATGTGGACCATCCGTGCGCGATCTTCAGGGAATTTCGCTGCGTTGATCGCCCACTGAACGATGCCAGGAGCGTAGACGAGTGAATTGGAACCTAGGGAATATACTCGATTGGTGGGCTTGTTCATAGCAGGTAAGTCCTTCTGTTGGTAGAATGGTGCTGAAGGGGATTTTGTACCCCAAAAGTAATGTAGCATGGATCAGCCGGTTGATGCAAGTGTCGGGCTGCGGTGTAGCGGTGGGGAAAGTAGGGCAGGAATAGGAGGTATGTGTTGGTTACACCGGCGCAATGACAAGGGGTCACAGTTGTAGACAACTTATCATAGTTGTATGGCTGTAGCTGGGATCTAGGAGGGCATGTCGACAAGGGTAGGGAGAAGAGGGCGAATTGGGGGAATTGGGGGAATTGTTGGTATGGGGTGTTTGGGGGACAGTAAGGAAGATGGGCGAGTTTTATGGGTAGGTTCCAATTGCGAGCAATTTATTGATTTTTCCCGGTTAAGTGACTGTTTTTGCATAGAAAAAACGTAAGAGATGAGGGGGTAGAATTTTTTTTCGCTCCCCCTATAAAGGGGGTCATCAAGTGTGTAAAAGGTTGTCAAGTGGCCTCTCGTAAGATTAGTTGAAAAGTAGATGACCTCTCTCTATACTATTACTATTATTCTATATATTCTATTATATATTTATTTAATGAAAACAACCACTTAGCGGTCAAAAATCTTAATAATCATCACTAATTCCCCAATAATTTGCGAATCTTCCTCGAGTTATCTCGCTTATCTCTTACTTTTCTGTATTCTTGGTCGAGTCTATTTACCCCTAGGCCAACTTTCGCCTGAATAAAAAATCATTTGCATCCCGCAAAGTTCTATGCTACGGTACTGCATGGAGTGCGTCATCAGTCTTTCCGACGGGAGAGGCCAGTGCTCCATGAGCCTGAGACCGGTCGAGTAAGGAGCTCGAGTCCTCGAGTTACATTGGGGGCTCGAGTTCTCGGCCGAGTCTTCTGACCGAGTGATTCTTCGGCTCGAGTCTTCTGTCGGTCGAGTCTTTTCTCGATCGTCTGCGTGCTGCGCTGTCTCTCATTGTGGAAAGTTCGTTCAGGCACAAAGCCTAGGCAGGGCTATCTGCCTCTTCTGATACTGAGACCAATAGCACGGGGACATCTCCAGGACAGAGCAATCCACAGTTCCATAAGGGAACGCGAGAGCAGCGGCCGGAGGATTTCGTCCAGTGTGGCGTTCAAAGAAACTCTCACCTCGCATTTAGTGTAACGGAAGCACCAGTACCTCCAATGCTGAGACCTGTTCGACTCAGGCTTGCGAGCTAGCGCCCTTCTTTCGAAGCGCGCGCACCAAATATATACGTGCGTCGTCGTCGACCAAAAATATATATCATGTCGTCGTCTCATCCTCAAGCTTCTCGAAACTCAACCTCGGGATTTCGAGGATCTGATCTCGAGATTTTCTTGAGTTGATTTGATACGACACAGTCACGAAAAAGCGACCCCCTTTCGGGGGCCGCTTCTGGAGACGTCGTCTAACGGCGAGCTTTTCGCAGAACGGCGAGCAGCCCGACTACTGTCAGAAGGTTTGCGGCGATCGTTGTCACCGATGCAAGACCCGCGAGCGTAATCAGCTCGTTGAGGTTGCTAGCGAACACCGGTATGTGGCTCATCGGCGACCACCAATGCGAACCCGACGGTCGCAGCTTGTCGACCCAGCGTGATCCACCGCGTAGCGCAGGCCTCGCTTGGCGATAAGCTGTTCCAGGCAGGCAGCGTACTCTTTATCGGTGCGAATGACCGTCAACTCAGTAGCAGCGACGGCCGAAGCAGCGCAAGCGGCTGCGAGTAGCGCGAAAGCGCGAAGGGCGTATTGCCTCATAGAAGTAGCTCCTCTGATATGCAAAAAAGGGGACACGCGGAATGCGTGTCCCCTGAGACTAGGCGTGTTGCTTAGACGCGACCGTGATACTTGCGCCAGGCGTAGAACTCCTGCGAGGCGTTGGACACGTTCCAGTTGTTGGCGACTGCGTGATCGCGCAGGTGCTTGACAGTCGGGTGAGTACCGGCGGCGACCAGTTCGTCGCAGGCGTTCCACACCTGCCAACACTTGCCCCCGACGCGGGGGTACTTCTTGGTCTTGGCAACTGCAACGGGCGTGTCCGCAGCGACAGCAGCTTCCGCGGGCGCAGCAGCGGCTTCAACGGGCGCGACGGGGGCTTCTGCAGTGTCAACGACAGCAGCAGGGTTTTCCACCGTTTCAACAACAGCGGTGGACACTTCGGACTCCA